TAATCTATTAAATACAATTGCTTATTGATCAACGCGCAAACCGCAAGCGCTGTAAAGTCTTTGCCCTGATCCGCGACGTCGATATACGCTAGCGTTCCGTCTATTGTGTTATTAGCTTTTATTTCGTTATAATCCTGCTGAGTAATAAAGTTTAGATTATCAAATAAACGCCCCTGAATATCGACCGGGCTTTGTTGGTATTCCGCTTCCCAAATATCCGGATTTGTGCGTTTTTTTTTCTCCAAATATTCCTCGGTTGTCATTACATTTTCACAAAACGACTCCATTTGATCCGTTAAGGCCGGAACTATAATAGATTTTTCATAAATTTTTTGTTCGATATTAACTCCGATCACGTCTTTTAAACTCCAACGCGTGCCAATATCAATACGCGCGCAACCGCTTTCAAATCGTGAGTCGTGAGTCGATTGTTTCCATTGCAAAATTCGATCGTTTACGGTATCGCTCAACGCGTCTTCCAACCCTCTGTATAAATCGTCGGTAATTGCAACTTTTGTGGCTCCAAATCCAATAATCGTACCGCCAACTCCTGCGCCGAAATAACCAACCTGTTTACTGTAATTTGTATTCCATCCTTGCAAATTTGCCTTATCGTCGCTCAACCTAACTTCAGGAAACACGATCCTGAATTTATCGCTTTTAACGATCGTACGAACGTCATAACTGAATTTAATATATAATGTAGCTGTACAAGTATTTCGCATTACTGAGTCAGCAGGATTGCGCCCTAACGTCCACGCACAAAATAAGCTAGTAATGTAAGACTTTCCCGCACGTGGCGGCATGGAAACGGATAAGGATTTTATTTTATTTTCCTCAACGTCTTGAAACGCGTCCGCAATTTCTTGTAAAAATTTTCGATTGGTAAAAAAATCAGAATCGAAATACAAACAAAAAGCCCAAAATTCTCTACGACATAACTCGATTTGTAGCGCTTTTTTAAGTTCGTTTTTTTGTTCATTATTCATTATTTAAAAAGGCTTTTATTTCCTCCGTTGTTAACTCGCTTAGATCAACTGTCGTTTGTTGCTGTTCAATTTGCTGAACGGGTGCGCCGTATCCTGAATCCATTAACGCTTTATATGCGTTTACGTCTCCGTCCCTTGCTTTTTTTATAAGCGCCAACGTCATTAAATCCTCCTGAGACATCGTTTCGTTTACGCCTGTGATTGGATTTTTTAAATTTTGATTAACTTCTAGCCATTGGCGGGCGATCGTGCTGCGGTTCTTTGCGCCTTTTGGGCGTCCGTTTGGGTTTCCGCTTTCGCCTTTATTAAATTCGTGTTTTGTTATATTTTCCGGGTTTGGCATATCGCTGTAATTTCGCTGTTTATTTAATTAAATTTAAAAATTCATTACGGGCGTTTAAATCGGTCTTGAATACTCCCAACATTTTAGACGTTGACGTCCATGTATCGTGTTTTTTAACGCCTCGCATACACATACAAAGGTGTTGAGCCCTTAAATGAACTGCGACCCCTTTTGGATTAAGTTCGTTCTGTAATCGTTCAGCTATTTGTGTCGTTATTCGTTCTTGATTTTGAAATTTGTTGGCGTAAAGATCAACACACCTTGCCAATTTACTTAAACCGACTATTTTATCATTAGGAATGTAGGCAACGTCAGCGGTGCCAAAAAACGGGGCTGTGTGGTGTTCGCATATTGAATAAAACGGAATATTTGTTTGGATTATCATTTCGTCGGTTCCTTCAGCGTCAAAGGTTGTAAAATTAAATTCCTTTGTTTCTAAAAATTCGCGCATAAACTTAATGTAACGCTTCGGAGTATCTTTTAAACCTTCCCGTTCGACATCCTCGCCTAAATACCCTAAAATCGCTTTAAAGTGCCATTCAGGGCTGTTTATAGTATATTCCATAATTTGTGTTGTTGTATTGATAATTTCCACTTAGGATTTTCTAGACATAAATTTACGCAATGTTTTAGATTATTCGTGTTTATCGTGAATCCGTCGGAATGTGGAGACAACCAATAAAAATTTGCTTTTATGTTTGGCTGCGGTATTTCTTGACCTTCATGCCTTACGTATCGTAATTCAGTGACGCCATTTGGAAAATTCTTTTTTATTACGTGTTCGGCTACTTTTGGGGATACGCAAATAAAATCCAATCCATTTGGAGCCGGGTGCAAGCCGCTAGTTTCTACCGCTTGAAAATATCCATTTTCCTTAAAATAATTAATGTGATCGTCGTTTAATTGGTCTAGTGGTTCCCCTCCTGTCCAAGTAATTTCATTACAATTTTTATTCGTGTTTTTGAGCCAATTTAAAATTGTTTCAACCTCCCACTCTTTACCGCTTTCAAACTCCGTGTCGCATTTTATACCCATTGAAAAACAAGCGTTTTTTGCTTTACAACCTTGTAAACGAATAAAAAATGTGGGCGTCCCGGCTCGTGCTCCTTCGCCTTGTAAGGAGTAAAAAATTTCGCTAACTTTTAAGTTAATAATTTGGTTCATAGTAACAATTTGTTTTAGGGGTTTCGCTCATACTTATTGCGTGCAATTTTGGAAACTCAGGTTTAAATAATTCGTAAATATATTTTGACATGAATTCAACCGTTGGATTAAAATCAAAAAAATCGTTTAAATGTTTGTGATCCAAATTGTCGTCAATCCATTTTTGGATCGGTCGAACATCGTTATAATCTTGTACAAATCCAATTTCGTCCGGATCGCCTTTAATGAATATCTTTACAATATAATTGTGTCCGTGTAAGCGTCCGCACGGGTGCCCTTCCTTTAATCCTTTTAACACGTGAGACGCGCTAAAATGAAACTCTTTACTTATTATATTCATTTGATTTGTATAATTTAAATTTGACAAAAATAACCCAATACCAAAACAAACCGCCTACAATTTTAAGAAAAAATTGTGCTGCTGTTATTTCAAAACTTATAAAACTAAACGCTATCAATTGAAATAGAATACTATCCGCCAAAATTGCTAGTGCGTCGCTTCCGTTTACTTTTAAAAAATACGATCGTTTTATAAAAATTTGGTAGAAAATTCCCGCTATAATCTGAGCGCCTAAAAAACCCACCATGGATCCAAAGGCGATATTAATTGTTTTGGAATTTATTAATAAAGTGATCCAACTTGACGCAATAACCAACAAGCCTAAATTTATTATTAATTTATACCCTTTCCATGTTTCGTGAAATAAACAGCGCATTACAAAATCAAATGGAATAAGAAACAAAGCGGTAAAAATTAAACCTGTTGATCCAAACCAAAGGACAATAAAATTTGATAAAATAAACGCTGCTAGATAAATACTAACTTTGATCGCCTGCATAAATTGAATATTGTTTAATTAAAAAATCGACCTGCATTAAATACATACAGTGATAAATTACCGTTGACTCAGTTATTGGGCGGTTATTATCTTTAAAAATCTTTAAAACTTTTTCTCCGTAGGTATCGATTAAAACCTCAGTTTTTATTTTAGATTTTTGAATTCCAACAGTTTCTTTGCCGTTATTATATTTGAACCACCCGTATCGATTAATCGAAACCCAACTTGTGCAATCCGCTGAACTACAAAAATTTAATTTTTTTAATAATTTATTTTCTGTGCAACCTAGTAAATGTATATCAATAGAAGGTTTTTTATTTTTAATATAATTAGCTATTTTTTCAGTGTGGTTTTTTTGTCCTAAGGATCGTAATTCAGGTACCGAAATTGCAATGTAATCGGAAAATTCAATTAATTTATCTAATCCTTTTTGTCCGTCCTCTTTATGAAATACATTAATTATTCTATTTTTGGGTAATTCTAGCCTCATTTTTTCCCTAAACTCCCACGCCTTATCAACTCCAAATAATTTTTGACAATCGACCTCAACGCAGGTGCCTAAATAGTTATTATTTTTTGTTATTTCAATCAATTTAACAAACCAATTTTCAAGCGTTTGTATATTTTTTTGCCCTGAAAATTTACCAAACATTAAGCTAAATAATCCGCTATCTTGAATACTGTGAATTGAATTGTTTTGGTTTAAATTTACAATATCGGAATATTCAAAGCCGTAATTTGGAAACCCGTGTTTTATTTTTAATTCGTCGCATATAAAAGGAAAGGCCGTGAATAATGAATACTTATGTTGAGCGGCTTTTAAAATTACATTACCCCTTAACATTTCCTCACAGCCTGCAAAATGTATTTTTATATTACTTTGGTTTTCTACTATCATTTTTCGACTCTTGCACCTCCTGTATTTTCCTCCCAAACTTCACACCAAACCATCCCCTCTAAATGTGCGTACTGTAAAATTTCCATTGCGATCATTTCGCAACTCATGCCCATAAAATCGCACGGGCTGCCATAACTTTCAATTAAATAATCTTTAATGTAATCACGCTCGATAAAAATTTCCTTTTCCCGGTTTAGATCCTCAACCGAATAACCTGCTTTAATCTTAAATGTGTGGCGGTGATTATTTGACAAAAATTCAACTTTGTCCGGGGCGTCTTCGTAGTAGTGAAAACCTTCAATTTCAAATTGAATAATTACTGTTTTTTTCATATTGGTTAAATTTAATTTTGTAAAGTTATATTTTTTTTAACAAGTCAACAACAATTTGTTCTTTTGATCCTGAATAATTTTTAAAAAGTTCGGTTACTTCTGCGTAATCCTCCTCCGAATATTCTAATACTATTTTAAATTTTTCGTCTTTTGGTTCGTTATTTTCCTCAAAAAAATCGTTTAAATCAATATCGTCACTTGAAAATGAAGGAATCGTTAAACCCCACTCGTCTAGTTTTTCAACGTCCCATTCGTTGGCTAACAAATCCCAATCCCACTCGCCAAATCCAACGTTGTCTTTTACTATAAATTCGTCTTTTTGTTCCTCGGTTAGATCCTCAGCCTTTACGATATAAATTTCTTTTAATCCAACTTCGATACAGGCTTTTAATCGCATGTTTCCACCTAAAACAATATTATTTTCGTCTACGACTATTGGGCGTAATTCTAACATTTGAGGGAATTCCTGAATTGATTTTACTAACTTTTTAAACTTATCGTCTTTTATTAAACGTGGGTTTTTCGGGTTCGTTTTAATCTCCGAAATTTTTACTTTTTTAACTTGCATAAAATAAATATTGAAATATTTTGATAATTAAATAAATTGTTGTAACGGAAATAACTCGAATAAACGAATTAACAACCCCTGTCGTAGTTTCGAACCACCTTTTGAGCGTTATTGTATCCATCCAAAATAAAGCGGTTAAAATCAATCTATCCGCGAAATAAACGCAAGTGAATAACGGGAGGAGTAAAACCCCTACCGTTATTTTTAATACTTGTATAATTTTAATTTTTGTAATTGCTTTCATTTTTCAAAATTACGTTTAATTTTCAACAACTGTAAACTCTTTAAATTTAGATTTTGGAACGTAGACTAAAAACTCTTTGTCGTTAGTGGATCCTTTGCGCTCAACGCGACCGCCTTTTTTTAATTCGCCCTCGATATTTTTGCTATCAATATAAACTAATTTGTCTAAATATTGAATAAATAAATACGTCGGTAAAAATTTACTAGCTTCCTGCATTTTGACCAATTTAATACAACTTACAATCACACTTTGATATTTTTCAAAATCCGTTTTGTATTTTTTAATTTCAATAAAGGCCTTGCCGGGAATTTCGTAATCTAGCCCAAAACGATCAAGTTTTTTAAATTCGTTTTTTCCTGCGATTTTTTTAATTATTTCAAGTTCGTTGAGTAGATCGGTTTCAGTTTCAAAGATCATTTATTTTCGTTTAAAAATTTGCCTATTTTTTCCAAAGTTTTGGAGTGTAATCCTTTTTCTGTATTTGTATATAAATACAGCCACAATTGGTTTTGGTGAACGCCTGAGCGAACTGCAAACATATTTAAACTAATTCCTTTTTTTTCCATAAACGCCAAAATTAATTTTCTTGTTTCAACGTTTATGTTTTGTAGATCCTGCGCTTTCATATTAAAAAGGTAAATCGTCTTCGTCCAAATGAATTGCGCTAACCTGAGGCGTTGGCGTTAATTTAACCGCGCCCTCAACCGCGTTAATTTGCCAACCTTCGATCGTGTTAAAATACTTAATTTCCCCGGTTGGACTTTTCCACTCGCGACCGCGTAAATTAATACTTACTTCGACTTGGTCGCCTATATCCTCTTGGCTTATTAATTCCGTTTTATCCTGAGTAAATTGGATCGTTATATATTGCGGAAATTTATCCTCCGTCAATAAAACTACATCTTTACTTTTGAATTTTTCGCTTACCGTTCTAAGCGCGCCCACAAAGTGGATTTTTCCTTTTACTTTCATTTTTTTTTTGTTTTATTTTATTTATTTATTAAGTTAATTACTATTAATACTCCTGAAACGTAACCGATCGCCAACGAAAACGCCATTTTTATACGTTCGCTCCAAAGTTTCGACTCTACCATGTATCCCGCAAACGGCAGCCCAATAAACGGGGCGACAAAGGCAAAAAATAACATTCCGTAAATATTCGCGTTGGCAACGCTCCTAATGTAAAACGTGGAAACAATTTCGATAATTAAAGCCGAAATAAAAATTATTACATATTTCATAACTGTTTTATTAATTCGTTGTAATATTCTCGACATTCCTCGATTCGTGTTTTGATATTCTCGATTATAACATCGTCTTTTACTATTTTAAACGTTTTTAAGCGCTTTTCTTTCGGTATGTGTCCGAATGTATGTTTAGCCTCTACAAACGCGCGTAAATCGCTGTTTTCTTCGATTAAACTTGCTTTCCAATGTTCGCGCCTAATTTCATCCTCAACAATTTGCAAAGGCGTATCGATCAAACAATAACATAAAAGGCTTTCCTCTTTGCCGGTCAGCCACATATAGCCCTGCATTTGATAAAAATACATTTTATTTGTTAATTCAGTATCAAAAAATGGAAACGTTGTAGCGTCCCAACTGCTTTTAACGTCTAATAAAATTTCGTTTGTGTTTACGTCAGGGGTTCCCGTGATCCAATCGTTTGTAAAATGATCTTCGTTTTTATATAAAAATCCGGTTTCCAATACGTCGTTGCATAAATCAATTGATAATTCCTCGACCTCGTTTCCTTTATCGGTATAACGGCTAGAAAATTCCTTACGTATTCCGTAAACTTCTTGGACCGCTAATTCTTGTAAATAGGTTTTTGTCGTTTGGCTTAACGCCTCCCCTTTTGATTTTGGGGAGGTCATTATTTTGCCAATAGCTGAACATCTAATTTTCATTGTTCTAATGTTTTTAAAATTATTGCGTCCAATTGATCCGCTGTTAATTCAAAATTTTCGCCTAATTCCTTCGCTGTATAATCTCCTAGTGCGATTGCGTTTAACGCTTTTTTAAATCTACTTTCGTTTATTGCGGGTTTCTTTGCCTCAACTTTGATTTGTTCGCCTCCTGCGTCTGTATCCTTATCGCTCACAACGCCCAAAATTGAACTAATACAGTAACGACGCAAATAGGAAATTGCCGAACCCAAAACTTGGAAATCGTTCATACCTTTTAACGCTACATTTTGAGGTATTGCTGTTTTGCTTTCAATCGTTTCGCCGCTTTCAACATGAAATACAATAGTTATTAATTCAGTGCCGTTAATTAGCTGCGTAAATCCTAATCCGTGTTTTTTTAATAGTGGGTTAATCACTTCAAAAATTTTCGGTAAGTCCGCGTACGTGTATCCGTAGCCCTGAGTCGCTTTGTGAATTGTTGGAACCTCCTGTTGAAATTCCGCTAAACTTTTAAATAAATGTTTCATTTTTATTGGTTTTATTGGTTAGTAATTAATTATTTAACGCCTCTTTATATGTTTCAAAAAATAATTCCTCTTCTGTTTCGTGATCAAATTTAATGTAGTCAACACTTTGCCCAAAACACGAAGCGATTTGTATGCCGTTTTCTAGTGCTAAATAAACGTACCCGGTATTTCTATTAAATCCCTGATCCTCGATTGTTTCATTAAACGCATATTGTAAATGTGCCTGCTGTACTAGTATCCAACTTGAATAATCGGAGGATCCTAAATCGTTAATAAATTCATTTGTGTTCATATTGGTTAGTTTTAATTGGTTAGTGAGGCAAATATAAAACTTTATTTTAATATAGCAACTATAAAAACAAATTATTTTTATTTTTTTTAATTTTTATTTGTTTCGGATTCGGATCTTTTTAATTTATCCTTGTAAATAGTGATTATTTCTTTTAATTCCTCCCTTGAAAATTTTATTTCGTCGTGCGCTTTACCTTGCAAATTAATTAAGCGATCAACCCCAATACGTTTTTGGATCCCGATTTGATAGTTTAATAAATTGCCGTGTAAATGTTGATTACAATAAACGCACTGCCCGTGTACGTTGTCCTCGTTGAACGTTACCGCTTTGTGGCCTCCTGAACTGTAATAGTGCCCGGCGTCGAATTTTTGCCCTAAATTAGAACCGCATGAAATACAGCCTTTATTTCGGTCGCGGTTTCGAATAAATGAATTAAAATAAA